AACGATTAAGTTATTTAAAGAAAATTTAGTCGAAGCAACAAAGACTATATCAAGTCTTAAAAATGATATAAAAATCTTAGAATCTCTATTACAAGATCAAGTGATTAGAAGTCAAGATCTTAGACAAAAGCTCAAACAGCTTGAAGAGTCGCAAGTTAAAATTAAAGCTATAAGCGTTACAGATATAAATGAATTTTTACATAACGCAGAAAGGGTATAAGATGATAGAATTCACAATTACCTATTTGCTAATGGCGATAGTTATATACTTAATAGATGGAGTCAGCATATCCGCTAGGGATGAGGGAACTAAATTCTATTTCGATAACTATGTAGGAACAGAGAAGTTAAAGATCATAGTAAGTATCCTTTGGCTCCCCCTTATTATAGTATTTTTATTTAGAGGGGGAAGATAATGTTTGAATACATCTTTATAGCACTAATCTATGTGCCAGAAAGCTCAACTATTACGATTAGTCAAAGAGTATCAAGCGAAAAAGAGTGTACGCTGATTGAAAAATCATTAAAACAAAAAGAGGCTCTAGTTGATACCTCTTGCATCGAAGTAAAGGCTTTGAAATGATAGATAAAACAGATAAAATATTATTGTCTACAGGCTTTATAGTTATCATAGTAGGCTATTTTATGTTAAGGATATTTGGATGAAACTTATATTTACTCTTTTTCTCTCAATCACGCTTAACGCTATGACACAGCAAGAAGTTTACAACATATCAGAAAGATACTGTGATAATGCATCTGTGATAGTAGCTATAAGCAAGGTAGAGAGCCAAATGGGTAAATACAAAGGTAATCACACGGCAAAGGGTATTTGTCAGTTACAGCCCACTACAGTTAGATTTATCGCTACAAAGGACAATCGACTAAGATGGGTTAAAAATTGTACAGACAAACAGTTGAGCTATGTACTCCAAAATAATGACCACCTAAACATAATGATTGCAAGTATAGCCTTTTCGTATCGGGTGAATAGATATAGTTATGACGAGGCAATTATGGCCCATTATAAATTTGGAAATACCGAATATTTAAATAAAGTGAGGAAAGAGTTATGAATAGAGATATTAAGTTTAGAGCTTACGATAAGATAAATAAAGAGATGGTTTATTCTGATAAAGAAGATTGTTTTTATGTAAATACTAAAGGTGTTTTATTTATGTTTAACAATCCAAAAAAAGATGAATATTATAAGAGTTATGATGTTATGCAATATACAGGCTTAAAAGATAAAAATGGTGTTGAGATTTATTGTAGCGATATAGTAATTGGAAGTGCGTATGAAAAGGATATTTATACTGGAGTAGTAGAATTCTACGATGCTTCTTTCGTTATGAAGATAGATGGTAGTAAAGGGTATTATAGATTAAACAAAATAACGTTTCAAACACTTGAAGTTATCGGAAACATTTATGAGCATGGTTTTTTACTTGAGAAGACTGTATGAAAGCATTAGAGTTTTTAAAAAATATAAAAGAAGATACTCCTTGCGAGTGGAAAGAACTAGATGAGATGCATAATGTACTTGTTGAAGTTGCAAGTTTTGAGGATTAAAGATGATTGATTTAAGAGAAGAGATGCGAGAGGATATGATGCGCGAGGCAAGAGAAGAAGAATTTACTTATAAGCAAATGAGAGATGATTTTGATTTCTTTATGGAAACATCAAACGGAAATGAGATAATTAAAAGTATTAACTCATTGATTAATGTAGCGTGTCAGTTTGGATATGAAAGAGACGACGTAATAGAATATATAAAGGATAATATTTGAGAGAAACTGGATACAGAGTTAAGCAAGAAAACAAAACTTTTGTAGCTTACAAAAATGGATTAGTATTAGCAAAAGGTTGCATAGCGATAGGAGATGCTTTACAAAGTATATGGATAGAAGAGGGTAGAAACCCAGAAGAAACTTATATCATATTGAATGATGTAGTAACGTGTGTGAGTAAGAAATATGAAACAGCTGCACCCATTAATTAATAAGAAAAGTTCCCACTATGACAATGGCGACAAAACAACCATTGAGCAGATTGAGGAAGTTTTAACAGTGGATCAGATGATAGGAGCGTGTATCTTTAATATTATGAAGTATCAAGATAGAAAAGATCACAAAGGGCAGCACGATAGCGACCTTGAAAAGATTAAATCTTATGACCGATACAAGTATATGTTAGAGTGTCTCGATGTAAGATTTAAAGATGTTATCGTGAGCGATGTTTATAAAAGATTAGGGATTGAATGGGAGTATAGATGATACAAATAAATAAAAACCTATGTGTAGGAATGTTCATTCTCGGCGCACTTGGATATTACACAAACGAAGAACTACAAAAAGATAAGCACTTGCAATATGTGGCGATGACGTTACGCAAAAAGCACTTTGCACTTAAAAATGGAAGCGCAAAGGATCGGATCACAATTAATGCAAAAGAGATTTTAAAACGTAGAGCTATTTGGGAATTACACGCTCACATAGCTGATGACGCTTGGAATGATGCGACTAAAAAGTTTCCTCCGACAAATTCAATATCGATCACGATGTTGATCTTTGCATTGCTACAAAAGCGACCAGACGCAAAGAAGTATTACGCATTTAATGATAAGAAAATACAATCCTATGTTGATGCATTACCTGAGAAAAATCATAGTTTCTCTTCACTTCGCACGGCTTCAAAAATGCTAGAAATGCTTGATTTTCAGATAGCGCACTATTATGTACAATTAAAAGAAAATGAAAAGAGTTTAAAATGTTAATGACCGCAAACGGGTTCAGTGAAACATATAATATACCTCGTGACACTGTAGACTCTTGGTGTATGCATAAAAAGCCGTGGATACAAAAGAAAGATAAGCATTTATTTGTTGATGTAGATGCTTATTTTAATCGCATTTATAGTATGCAAGATGTACGGATAAAAGCGCAAAACTATTACTATTATTTTACTTATGTAATCGGAGTTTACGCAACTTTCATCACTGAAAGACTAAGTAAACAACTTGGAGGAAATGTTGAGAATTGGAATACTTTTATCAGCGTTTCAATTTTTAAAGATATGGATAATAAACGAGATAGCGAACGATTACACAAGTTTATAAAGTGGTGCGAAGATGATAGAAACGCTTATAAGTATGGGGCTTATATGTGCGTTTCAGGAAGTCAGAGAAGAAAAGACTTTTTATTAAGATTGCGTGAGATGGTATGATCTACTCGCACACCTTTTGAGCTTGGAGTAGTTTTTCGCTGTATTCTTTTACAGCTATATAGTTTTTTAATACTTTTGCAATTATATCGTTATTGCTAATATAGTGTGTATTGTCGATTATTGGTAATTCGGTTTCAGGTATCACACATTTTTGAGGAACATATACAATTTTTGGAGTCTCGGGATTATTGGCACAGCCCGAGAGTAATAGAGCGATTAAGATAAAAGTTTTCATAATGTCTCCTTAGTTTAACGTATGAGTATAGGTAAATCCAACTGAGTCGCCCGTACACGAATCAATAAGAAAAGCTGTTAAGATCATTAATAGCATCACTGCAATTTTCATCTTTTTTCTCCTTAATTACTTCGATAGTTTTATAAACAGTCTGATACTTAGTAACTATTTTTTCATTCTCTTTTGGAAGCTGTTTAAGTTTCTCTGCATAGTCTGCTTTGTTTGCAATGATCGATGAGTTTTGCATATTAATAGAATTGACAAGCGTTTCTATCTTTGCATCTTGTGCTGATATCATTGCTTCCTTTTCTACTACTGTCATATGCTCAAATAGTCCAAACGCACACGCCAATACTATCATTATTTCAAGATAGTAAGACTTTACAAACGCTATAAATACTGTCATTTTATCCCCTTATTTATTATTAAAAGTTGCTATAGATATATCCATTCCATATTTTGCGAATAGGACAATTAGCGTTGTTATGAGCCATACTTTATAATTTAGTAACAGATTAACATATCCCTCATCTTCTCGATCATGTGCTTTTTCTAATATATTTACACGTGCTTCAATCGCGGGCAATACTGCTACTAATTTTCTAATTTCTTTTAGTTCTTCTGCTATATCCTCGAAAGAAGTTATAGCAGAAGATATTTTATGAATATCATCTAAGTATCTTTTTTCAAGCGTGTTATGTCTATCGATTACTGTTTTAACAGATAATTCCGTTAAAGAAAGTCTTGTGTGAAAATCTTCATTGTTGGGCATTATTGCCATCCTTTATATCTGGATTAAATTTCAATGCAACTCCTACACCTGCTATGACTGCGCCGAGTCCTATACCGAAAGCTTGTGCATCAAAAGACACGCTCTTGTATACGACAAACAGCTCAGAGCCTAGAAATTGCGCAAAAGCAACTATGGATAAAACACGAACTAAATCATACGTGTTATTATCACTTAGAGTTAAAAGTTGTTTTATAAATGTTGGCATTATAATATCTCCAATGTAATAGTATGCCCTGCTACTATAGCCGCATTAATCTTTGTTTGTAAATCATTGGCAGCTGGTCTGCTGTTCGCAATCCAATCCTTAGTAGGTGTTGAATCGTCATATCCTACTATCACACATCCCTCTGTATCTGCACTGTCATTTCCGCTATGAATACGTACTCCATCAAAACAAGGCACATTTAATACGTGTAGCATATCTTTTCCGAAGTGTTGTGAGTGGTCAATTATTACTTGATAACTGCCTCTTGGTATGCATGTAACATTTTGTACCTTATGAGAGCACCCAACAGCTTCGAGCTTTCTATCTATATCCTCGATAGTATGACAAAAATAAACTCCATCAATTGATAACTTACCTTTAGTGAATGTATCTCCGAATATATCTCTATGTATTACTACTTTCATTATTATACTCCCACAAAAAAGCTATTTCGCTCTGTAGAGAACCACGTTGCGAAAGGCATAAAGTCCGACTGAGATATTGGCATAGTAACCCCATTTTCAAATTCTAGTACAGTAGATGCTATACCTCCCATTTGAAATGCTACGGCTACAGCTACGACAGTATCTTGCGTGTCTTTTGTAAGTGGGACTTGATAGTCTATACCATTTTGAGTATAGGGCTTGCCTTGTAGCTTTAATTCGCTAATTGTCAGAGGATCGTCTTCGCCTGTTATTGTTACTGTTCCGTCTAGTTCATAAATTATTGTTTTCATTATTGTATCCTTATTCCTGAAGCATAGCAACTTGAATTTTGTTCAAGAGTGGCTATATTGATAGTGGCTGGATGACCTGAAGCCGATGGTATTAAAAATCCGCCTTGTGTAATACTATAAAGACTGCCGAAGTATCTGCTCAATGGTATTCCATAAGAGGAAGATGTTGCAGCTACGCTACCAGTTCCGTTTAAATAACAAGTAATATAATATAAACCTGCTTGTAAAATAATTGGAGTTATAGTACCTGTAATATATGCTACCGAAGAAAGAGAAATTGTTCCAGTTTCTGATAATTTAGTTCCTACAACACCATTCATTTTATATATAGCTATCGTCCCAGATGCCGTTCCAGATGTGGTGCATTGTATTACTAAAGCGTCTGTTGTTATTTTTGCTTTAACTTCTATAAACATACCGAACGAGTAAGCAGTATTTATAGACCTGTTTGATATACAATTTTCAGGAAAATATAAATTTTGACTAATATACTGAACCGACGAGTTACTAGGCAAGTTAGTTAACAAACTCCCATCAACCGCAGGAAGTTTAGCTCCTGCATCTAATTTAACAAGTTGAGAAGCACCATTAAAAGTATTTCCTTGTGTTGTTACGTTTGTTGGAGTTCCACTTAAATCTGAGTATGCCCCTGATGTTGCAACGGGAGCTAAACTTTGCCACTTAGTATCATAATCAGCATTACTATTTTTAACTAAAGCTTGACCAGTTGTTCCTCCAGATGTGCTTACATAGCTCGATACATCTCCAAGATAGTCCCAAGTAGTTCCGTTTGATCTATACATACCAGCTAGTTTTCTATTGATATATATAATACCTGTTGTAGATAAAACAACATATATTTTATTAGTAACTGTAGAAGCTACTGGAAGAGCGGCATAATTAGTTACTTCCGTATAGGTAGATGCTGTTCCGCCGCCTGAACTTGGTGGGAATATAATATTTTTCATGTTATTCCTACTTAATTATAGCGATAGTTACAGTTAATACACTATTAGCTCTTGCATATAACGTATCTGATGTTGGAGTATAAGTATAAGTATCTCCATCACTTAACATTATAAAAGCACTACTTGAAGTTGGAGCAGTATCTCCTACATATATTAAGCATCCGCTGTTCCCATTACACTGCAAAAGTGCTACAGTGGTACTAATTAAAGTCCAAGAATCTGTTATAGTTTGATTTATTGTTGTCATTAAATCTCTCCATCCTCTTGAATTTCGTGCATCTCATTTTTAAAACTATCTTCACAGTGGGTTTCGTTTCCCATAAGCATATTTATGATGTGCATAAATAGGCAGTTCTCTTTATGCCCTTTGTCACACAGATACCAAGTCCAGCTAGATATAGTAAATTTCTCTTGATTATATAAAATACTACCACCTGCTTGGTCAAAACCGATAGCTACGTTTTTATAGTATTCTGCAAGATCTTCGTGTCTGATTATCTTCATAATAGTGTTCCATATAATCACTGGCAAGAATAATACTATCAAGATGCAGATCGCTAACACTACAAATAGTATATTTTGCAAGATTTTCATAATAGGGCCGCCTCATTAAATAAATCGCCGAGAGTAGTTTCAGCAAATCCAAGAGAACCCATAAGCTGAACAATTAACGGATTATTAATATCGACATCACTTGCATACTCCCACTCAATTTGAGCCTGCTCTTTCATAGGAGATGATAGACTATCTATTGTGGTCTGAACATCACTCAATTTGTTATGAGCGAGTAGTGCCAGTCTTGCCTGTCTCATAGTGATAGAAGTTATTTGAATAGGGGCTGGAACAATAGCCGCTTGAAATTCCTCATCCGTTAAAAGAGTCCAAGTATCTTTAACTAAGAAGCTTTGGTCTCCGTCTATATCTGTTGCTTCACCTATTCCGTGAAGCTGTTTATTTTCATCTATGTAGTGTTTCATTTGTTTTTCCTTTTTTATCTAAGTTCTACTATCGTAACAAAATTTAAAATTTTGTACGAAAACCCAGTTGGTACAGTAAAAGACGTATTAACCAGAGAAGCTGAAGATGCGGTACCTATCGCAACAAAGGCTATTCCATCCATTGAAATATAAACTGAAACACTAGCAAATGCGCTATGTACTACATTTATAAAAATAGGTCTACCCGTAGTATTGTAATAAACTACCCCTGATGCTCTTTGTGTTGTCATATCTTTCACTGTTTGACCTACCCCTAATCCACCAACTACCCCATTAACCGCAGTCTGCCCTATAACAGTAGCACTTGAAACGGTAGGCGTTAAGGTTAATGCCGATGGTGTAGTAATCTGATATTGGATTGTCGTACCAGTAAAAGCAGTAACTGTATAAATACCATTTGGGATAATATAGTTATTAGCTGTACTTACTGCTGTAGATGTTGTTAAACCGTTTACGTTAATCCAATCTCCAACTATAAAAGTGTGACTTGCTACTGTTAGAGTTATCGTTGTTGTTGTAGTGCCTGTATAGCTCCAAGCGGTAATAGATACGGGAGTAGCTTTATATGAAATAGCATTTATATTTGGAGTAATAATATTTGGAGACACTGGAAGTACTAAAGACGTTCCATCTTTCCTATAATAATCTAAACAAGTCCAATATCCACTTGCTCCATTATTACATATGAATGTAGCTGTATCGCCAACAGCAGTTGTAATATTTGCACTTGTTGGTAGATTTAGAGAAGTTGCGTTATGAGTTAAAATAAGTATCCCGTCAAAAATAACATTTCTTATTGTACCATTTATTGAAACACCTAAACTTGTTATTGTGGTATTACCTGTAATATGTAATGTATCCCCTGCAAGATATGTTCCTATCGTACATGTAGAGGCAGAAGCAATACTTGTCTGTAATGTATTCTCATTTTTAGTTGAGTTAGGAATTGCAGAAATTATACTATCAGTGGTAGTACCAAGTAATGAGTTTTGAATTGATGCTATAAATATAGGACTAAACCCTGAAATAATATAGCTTGAAACGTGAGATACCTCAACTGTTGTGTAGTACCAAGTTGAAGTAGTTTCTCCAATCTCAATATAAGCATCTGATGTAGTTCTTGTGAAGCGTACATTTATAGGAGTAAGAGCATTCGTTCCAAGTAGTACAGCTTGTGTATTATACCAAACTCCTGTATCCATATTTCCTTTAATCATAAACTTATATGATGCTGGATTTGTTGCACTTGAATGATCTCTATCATCTTGTATAACTGTAATCTCCATAAATCCTAAGTCTACAGTTGAAGCTGTTGCAGTTACAAGCCCTGTTATTTTTATAGATAATGCGCCCGTACTTGTACCTGAAAAGTAATTTAAGTATTGTGTATCAGCAGAAGATACAGCATTATTAGATGTATTTGTTACAGAATGTATTCCATAATCAGTCCATTTTTCCCAATATGAAATGTTAGTAGGACTTATATCTCCGAGCGTACTTGTATGTGGCGTAATACAAGCGTACTTGGCTGTTCCATAAGTAACTAAATCATTTATCTTATGAACTCCATCGCTCCAAGTTCCCTTGTTAACAAAGCCTACTCTTCCTAGATTTGCAGTTGACATTAATTATCTCCTAATATGTAATTATAAATTCGCCATTAACTAATGATGGTACTGATGTTAAACCATTTGCATATGAAACAATAAGCTCTCCATCTGATAAAGAAAACCCAGCCCAATTCATATTGGCATATGCAGCACTTACGATTGCTGATGACTCTGATAAACTTGCATTTGCATTTGATATCGATGCTTGTATAATAGCAATATTTGCACTTGCTTGTGCTATTGATGCATTATTTGCTAAGGAAGCAGCGGCATCTAATATTGTTTGATTGTCTAGAACAGAAGACGTAAAGTTATTTAATGTCCAAACGATCGCACCATATTGGTCATATAGACTAATATTAAAATTACCATACGGTAAAAATACTCTTGCTTTTCCTGATGCAGATAATACAATAGGATTAGTATTTTGAATTGTTAATGCAGAATCTTGATATGTAGAAGAATAAAGACCTGTTGAAGTATCATAGATAAAGAGTTTTCCATAAGGAACTACAAGTCCATCATTATCTATACCTTGAAAATTAGCATCTGTAAAAAGTAATCCTGACATATCCTCTCCTAATATTTATTAATATGAATTATACCATTATTTTTTTGTATTTAACTTACTTTGGAATGGATTAAGTATATTGTCATCCCATTGTGCTTTCTCAGATTCTTTAACTACACTTTGTTTATTTGGTAATAGTCCACCATATTTAAGAGCTGATATCGCTTTTCTCTTATCACTATCATTTAATTTAGGAAGTTCTTCTTGTATTATTTTCAGTCTATCATCTTGGTTATCTGCTTTCTGAACTTTCTCAATCATTTTATTTATTGATTGTTTTCCCTCAAAGCTTTGTAGTCTTTCAGGATTAGTTTCTTTATAGAACCTACGAGCCATTACCATATCTTCTGGTTTAATATCTTCTCCCTTGCTTGAAGATTCTAACATTTTAAATATACCTGTAGAGAAATTAAGTGGCCCACCTCCATAAGTAGATGTAAGATATTTAATATCTTCTGGTGTTAGGTCAAGCCCTATTTTCTCAGTTCCTTGTACAAGTTTGATTGCAAGTCTACCACCTAATGTTTCAGGAGTAGTTGGAAAGTATTTATCAGATGGGTTAGCTAAGTCCATTCCTTTTGGACTAATCATTTGACCTTTCCAGTTTGTATTATCGTGGACATCTTTAAAAGCATTTAGCACACTAGGAGTTAATGCAGAAAAAACATCTCTTCCATTTATAGGCATATATGACTGACCTATCGATTGTATAACTTTTACTATCGGATTACCTTGAGACTTACCTACTGCAACATCTCGTAAAGATTCTACCATTGTTTTAATAGGTTTAAATCCCCATCCTATAGGTATATTTATTCTTCTTAACTCTCCATCTTTACTATCAAGAAGTATTACATAATTACTTGTTCGTTCAAACTGATTTACCTTATCTCTCCAATCTGGATCTACAGTATCATTATGTGAATCGATAGCAGCAGATGTAGCAGTAATTATTCCAACTGTACTTGCTAATACTTTAGGGTTTTTAAATGCCCTAATCATTTTGTATGAACCTTGTATCGAAGCATTAGAGAACATATAAACTGCATTTACCCAAGGTGTAGCTGTACCTTTTCTATTGAAGTCAATGGTAGTTTCTTTAGCAATGATCGCCGCTCTCTCTCTTGATAGTCCTTTATCTAATGCTTGTTTATATGCCGCAAGTCTTGTACTATCTTCAAATATAGTATTGTAATTATCTATAGATTGAAATACTTTCTCGACAGCTTGGCGAGGTTTTGAGCCTGCAAGTTTAAACATATCGTCTACATCTTTTGTAATCTTAGTTTTATTTGCAAGAGTAATGCCGCCTGTAGTTCCTCCATCAAGTTTCATTTGTGCATATAGTTTTGTTGATTCTGTTGCTTTTCCTAGCATATGTTCTGTTACTGCTTTAACTGCCCACGCTTGATTTCCAACCGCTCCTATTGCATCTTTACCGCTCATCTCTGCGGCATTATAAACAAATGCCTCTTGCATATCTCTAACTATATTTGATAGTGCAAATTCAGGATTAAATCTTGTATATAGTCCTGCGATAGTTCTTGTAACTGGAGCGATAGTATTTGCTATAATTCCACGCTCTTCTACGTTGAGTTGATTATAAACTTTAGCAATAATAGGGTCATTTGGTATGATAACTTTTTTCTTTCCATCTTTATATAGAACTATCATGTCATCAGTAGGTTGTTCTATTAATGGAATATCTTTTAAATCTTTACCAACCATTCTTAACCCACGTGCTTCACCAAGCGTCTTATCTGCTTTAAACATATCCCACATAGCAAGGCCTACTCTATTCTTCTCTGCTCTTATAATAGCCTCTTGAACATTAGCAGATACATTTCCTAAGATATCAGATACTTCAAGGTCACTACCTTTAGCTACTTTAATACCAGTTGATTTTACGCTAAAACCTTTTCCGCCTGTAATGCTTCCAACTGCCTCTTTATCTTCTGGCATTATACGTTGTAATGGAACATGATTTTTATACTTAGCTCTTAGAGTATCATATAATTCAGGAGTTATAATTTGCCCATCTTTTAAGATATCGAGTGTTTGATTATTTAACTTACGAACATCATTTGCAAGTCCTGATAAAACTTTATATTTTTCTGGGTCGTTTTTTCTAAGCTCGATAAGTGATTTTAAAGCAGAACGTGTGCTTATTCCTGCTGCACTATCTCGTATAGCCTTATTTCTTTCTGGTGCGTGTTGAGCAATTAAGAAAGAGTTTAAATCATTTCTAACGCTATCTATATCTTCGCCTATCTGTTTTGCATACTTGGAAATATTATCGACTAATATTTGTTGAGTATCACGAACTAATGCGATACGTTCCCCAGTTCTTCCATAAATAGCTTTTCGTGCATCATTAACTTTTTGTCCGAAATCAAAACTTAGCAGTCCTTGTTTTGCCATTTTTTTATCATGCTCTAGCAAAATCTTCTCAGCTGGTTTCCAATAGTCTTGTAATGTTTCAGTTACTTTATCTACTGCGTTGGTTACTTGTTCTTTGTATGGAGTAGTATTAGAAACTTCTTTAATATTATTTGATATTGACATCATAGGTTTTGTTTCTTTACTTACTTCTTTTACTTCTTGCTTAATAGCCGATGATTTCAATAACGCCGCTATGTCTTTCTCATTCATCTTGGAGATTAACCACTTTTCATCTACTCCTAACTTCACGGCAGTTTTTGAAACAAACACTTTTACTGCGTCTATAATGTTTCGCACGAACTGTTTTAGCTTGGGTGACATATCAATACCGAGTTGGTATTTCTCTACTAGGTAGCTCATCATTTCTCTGTTGATATTCTTAGCGTCCGTTCCAGCGTCTTTAGCGGATTTAAAAGCTTGTTTGACTAATGGTTCGTCTTTGAGTTGTTTTAGGCGTAGGACTAGCGTATCGTGCGATTCTCCGAGTATTTTCTCTCCTGAAAATTCTGCTTTATGTAACAGCTCGTGAACGAGTACACCATTTACTTCTTCTGGCTTCATAGCATCCGCTACTAAATGGACTTTACCATCTTTTGGATTAAATATACCACGAACTTTACCACCTGATGAAAACTCAACACCGTTATCGACTAATCCTTTAGGTAGGTCTTTGTATGATTGTACGATATTGATATCACCTTTTAGGTTATCATAGTTTTTACCAAGTAGTTTTTTTGCTGATTGGTGGATAGCTTCGGTTGTGGTTGAGCCTTGTGTACCTTTGCTCATTAGTATATCACTTTGTGGATTATATCCCCACTCATGTATAGAATCACCATTTGTATGTATATCTTTTGCTTTTACTTCTTTACTTATAATATCATATTGTCCATTTTCTACCCAACTGCTACCATGCCATTTTGCATAATCTTTATTTGTAGTTACCCAATCTCCTGCATTAATATCTTTTACTCCTTTCGGAACTGCTCTATAGATAGTTACTTTTGCATCTGGTTTATTGCGCATAGCTTGTATTACTTTAACACTTTTTTCATCCATTGGTTTATTTCCTGTTCCATAATACTGAACAGCTTTATTTGAATAAATATCATCAGGAAAAATATCAGTAAGATTATCGCCACTATTAGCCTCTTCCCTTTGCGGGGCTTTATGCCATCCACGATAATCCTCTCCTTTACTAAACAAAGGACTTCCATCCATACCAATAGGTTCTTCCTTCATATAATCAGGATGATTATCTAAAGTATCTAAATCAGATTTTAGTTTTTCAAGTGTTGTAGGATTTGCAGTTCCATTTCTTATATCTCTTACATCATTCTTTGTTATCTTGAAGTCATAATTATAGTTCTTTGAGTAAGATGGATATTCAAATGATGTAGTATTACCAATATCATTATTATAAACAACACCTCCTTTTTTATCTATTACTTGTGGACTTCGTGCATCTTTAGCAGATACATTTTCACGCATATCTAAAAGTTCATTGAGTCTTGGATTATCTAGTGGATTAACTTCTTCTTGTATAGGAGATAATGCTTCTGATGTTTTAAAATGTGGCTCTTCGCCCATATCTACTAAATGTTTGTTTATTAAATCTTCTATAGGCGGCTGTTCTTTAGCTACATTTCCGGCAATTATATCTGTAAATGATTTTGATTTTATTGCTTGTTGTACTTTAGGATCAGCTTTGATAATATCACTTGCTACTTTAGCAGATACATCACCGCTTTGTACCGCTTTTAGTAGTGGTTCGTGTTGTTTAATTATAGTCTTGCTTAATGCTCCACTTTTTACAGCATCGCCTAAGTATGCAAGTTCTATTCCACCTTTAGGTATAAATCCAAAACCTGGCATCACTTCATCACTTGCATCTTGAGTAAAATCATCTTGGTGTTGCATATTTGCATACTGCTCATTAACTCTGTTCTGAACTTCTTGTGGTGTTCCCATTCTTCCAGTTAGTACATCAGTAAGTGTTCTCTCTGGGTATTGTAGCCCGTGTGTATTTATATCTGCATAGCTATTTACTTTACTAGATAGCATATCAAGAGGCTTTTGTTTTTGTATATTATTTGATTTTGGAACTATCTTTGAGGCATTATCTATTCCTGATAATACATCTTGTAAGGGAGAGGATTCTGGTGCATTATCCGAGAATTGAGACCAATCAACTTTACCCTTTGATGGAGGAGGAGTGTTAGAGAATTGAGACCAATCAACTTTTGAAGAAGATGTTTTACTAGCTATTTTACTGATACTATTAATGCTATTTAAAACATCATCAACTTGTGAAGTAGGTGGAGCATCTGAAAATTGAGACCAATCGACTGGCATTATTTAATCCTTACTGGTGTTCCATTTATTACACTGTATGGGTTTCCTGACTTATCATATATTACTGTTCCGTTCTGTGGAACTTTTTGCCCTCCACCATATGATGACTTAGACGTAATAGTTTTATTTCCCATAACTGGGTCTGCTATATTAGTAGTTCTCTGTGCTGACATTACTTGTCTTATCCCATCGTTGATATCATTAGCAGTTCCATTATCTACTAATGCTCTAGCCTTCATTTCTAATACGCTAGGTTTTCCACCTGATGTAGGATTAGATGCTCTTGATTGTGCAATAGCCTGTCTAGAAGAAGAGTTTAATTTTGCTATATCAGTTTTTGTATCATTATTGCTATCCGCTATGTCTAGTTTAGTTTGATTATTTTTATCTGCAAGAACATTTTTATTATCATATAGTGCATTAATTTGACTAAGTTTATTTTCATTTGCCGTTTTAGCTTCTGCTTGTTTTTCAAGTAAAGATACACCACCATCTGCCACTAACAAGTCATTCATCATATGAGGCAAATTTTGTTGCCATTGTTCTGGTGTTGTTCCATATTTTTGAGTTACCCCTTGTTGCTCTTCTGGTGTAAGCGTAGCTACATATTTAGCAAGGGTATCTTTTTGCTGAATAGGGTCTTGTATCCCCATTATTGAATTTACTGCAAGACCATGTTGATTTATGTTTTGCTTCATCTGCGCAGTTTTTTGTTGTTTTTCTTCTTCTGAAAGTTTATCCCAGTTTAGTTTTTGTGCAACAGAAGTTGCAACTGCTGCCTTTGGATTTTGTATAAAATCTTTATCTGCTTGTTGCGATGCCTTCTGCTGATCGTTTTCATTTGATAACATATCCTGACGTATAGAATTTGTATCTCTATTTTGTTGCGCTGTCTTTAAGTCTGATACCGTTGATAGTATGTTGCCTAAATCGATTCCATATTGATTAGCTACTGGCATTTAATTACCCTCCGTATACGTTAGAAAATTGGCTTATATTACCTGTCGCCGGTACACCATACTGTGAAGTATTGTACATATTATATAGTGTAGCATTTCCTATGCCTTGGTTTATAGAATTACCGATACCGCTATAAGCATTTGCCTGTGCATTGCCTGCGCCTATTTGACCTTGTGCCATTGCGTTTCCAGTTGCTTGAATAGTATTTGCCGCACCACTTGAGTAGTTCTGCATAGCATTCTGTGTTTGTCCTGCTGCACCACGCCCTATATTTGCAACATTTAATTGAGTGTTTGCATTTGTATTATAGTCTTGCAGTGAACGATTATAAGCATTTTGATATTCTGTTGATGCTTGACCTTGACCATAGTTTAAAAGAGCTTTATCTTGTGCTCCTGATAGAAGTTTACCTCTTGATGATGCACTAGCATCTAGGGCATTAATTCCTTGTTGTGTTCTAAACTGATAAGACGGATCAGCAGTTAGGTCATTATACGAGAATTTAAATGCGGGGTTATCTGCATAGTTTCCTAGAGCTTTAAGTCCTGCATCTTGCCACGGCTGATTTAATGCAACTTGTTTGTCAAACATCTGCTTTTGAACGTTAAGGCTTTGCGCATTACTTGCCGCTTGTGAATTTGCTGCACTTTTTGCTGCATCTGCTTGTGCTTGTCCGCCCATGTATGCACCTACGCCTCCTATTATTGCTGCCCCTCCGATTGCTACTCCTGACATAATAATGCTCCTTGCTTTATTTTATTTACTGCATTTGGTAATCTTGATGCTAGTTTTTCTGGCTCATTTGTGAATTCATTTTCTGCTTCAGTAATATTTTTTGCATCTGTTTTAAATATCATTGTAATAGTTGTTGGCTCTATTGCTAACGCTATCTGCTTTCTATTTGCTTCCGCTATAAACACATTAAATCCTTTTGTCTCTACTACTTCTTCGCCTATTAATAAACGTATATGTCCATTTACAATTAGCGTAGTAGGCACTGATATAATAACGCCTGATGCTACTTGACCAACATCAAGATGTATTGTTCTTGTATATACTCCAGCGTGAAGAGTATGAAAAGTTGGAATATCAATTTGATCTAATGTAGATATATACTTTTCCATCTCACAAGCAAAGCTTATATCTTCACAAGACATAGAAGGTATTAAGTCTTTCATAACAATTTCTTTGAGTGTATTAGGTTTGTAGTTTTGTACCCAAACGATTCAGCTACCTTAGATAGTCTTGATTCTATTGGAGAAGTCATAGATATAATAACAGCTCCATTTTGTTTTGCTATTTCTTCTGCGTGGTTAAGTAATTTTTTACCCATACCGTACTTTCTAAAATCTGGATGAACAAAGAATGAGTCTACTATTGCAATAGTGCTATGTGAATGTGTTAGATGCGCATATGATATCATACAGAATCCAAGTAGTTCATCTTGTTGATATAAACCACTAATTGTAAGAATTTTATTATCTTCTAGTGTTTGATATAGTTCTATATTTGGATTTGCCTTTGGTGCTTCTGAAACAATAGATTCTTGCTCATATAGAGAAAAAAGATTATTCTCTATTTCTTGTTTAAATAAGGTTGCAACAGTAATAGATTTAATCATCTGATATCCCTTTTTATTTTTAATATTATAACATATTAATTTGGTAAAGTTATACTTGTTAGTAACCCATCTGTAAAATGTAGTGTCTTATATGTAGTTGGAGAATACATCACTGTTACGTCAGCAGTCATCCCAGTATTTAATCTCTTTATAATCTTAGTTAAGAATATAACAAACGGATTAGTAGGAAGTGCATTATCTTGTACTATCTGTACTACAGTTGGAACAGGATCGAGTTTAATACTATTCACGACATATCCGCAAATGCTGCAATAATATTAACCATAGACTTGCATCTAGTAGTAATTGATAGTGTAAGATTTCTATGTCTCCCTAGTCTTCTCCATATAATACGCTTCTTTCTGTCTCCTGTCACTCCCAGAGATATTACATGTTCATTCTTGAAAGTAAACCCTCCATCGTCTGAAAATGAAAGCGATATAGTATCCTCTTCATTTTCTAAAGACTTTCCAGTTTCCATATCTATCTCAAACTTGTTAAGTGTAAAGTAATCGATGCCATTTCCGAATGGGGAAGTCTCGGCAGTTCTTAATATTGTTTGTCCATTCTCTGTATGATAGTCTAGTCCAACGTGATATATATTTCCACTAGATACGTCAGCACCAACCCATATTCCTTTCTCATTAACAACCATATTACGTAATCCCCAAGAACCGCCTAGAGATTGTCTTGTATGCCATAGATTGGTTGCCATATCATATGCGTATGTAGTTTTACCATCTATTGTAAGCACATAGAAATAGTGTCCTTCCTCATAGTATGTAAATGCTCTATAGTCACTTGTTCCTCTAGTTGCTAATGGGTATTCAATAGCTGCTGTACTTATCTTTGTTGGTGTATATCCGTTCATTGTATAGACACAGTTATCATTACCTACCCAATAAACTGTATTATTTGTTGCCGCTATTGTCTTATAATTTATACATCCATATAATGCAAAAGAGCCTTGTATCCTATCAAATGGAAATAGTGCATCTCCACTATTGTACCAGATCTCTATAGAGTTTGTTCCGAAGATATATACTCTTTGATTTACTGAAATCAATCCTACGATATTATCAGGAGAACCCTCAGCACTTGCATACATAGTCGCATCAAAAGTTACAGCATATAGATTACTAATAAAGAATTGATTTGTACCTGATCGGTTAAATATAAAGTATCCATCTTGGAATGTTACGGTATCACTTGGATAATATGCAATATCAGTAATTTGCGTAACTGTTACCCCATCTGAATAATAACCATTTCCGCCAACTACTACAAAGTTTATACCATTATCGGCTATTGATACAGAGTCAACAGCACTAAAGTCTACCACTCCGACCGTGCTTATAAGATTATCGGTATGACTTACTTTATAGATATAGGTTTTTGTAACTACATATAGATCACTTTTAAAATAGTGCATACCTATAATAGGTGCATTTTCCACTGTTGTATAGAGAGACCATCCAGGTGTTCCAATAAGGACTACAGAACTTTTCGCTGTTGGAGGCATTGTTTCTGAGTACATATTTATAAGAGTCTCATTATTTCCCTTGAAGTTACGAGCTTGTGATGTAGCTATTGCAAAAGGTACTTTTGGCATTATCTTGTCACACCACTTACGATATCATAGTATCCGAAACGTTGGTTGCTTTGCATAAGTCCAGCATCTACATTAAGAGTCTTCTTTACCGCATTTCTTGACTTAATATTATGCATAAGCCCTTGTGCTATTGCAACTACTTCTTGACGTAATTGTACGCCATACTCTGCCGCTAGTCTTACTGCTAGTTGATATCTAAGCATTTCCTCAAATCCGTAATCCCAATCAATATTATCAGTTGGTTTATAGTTTCCTACATATGGAACTTTGCAAATAAGATGAAGCGTATAAGACGAGAAAGGAACTGTGTCAAATTGAATAGAAAGATTATGACCATAATAATTTTCATAGTATTTTAATGGAGGTGCTACTATATTTTTCCATACCATATCTGCCCATTCATTAATTCCCATTGGTGTCATTTTAAAGTCAACACCTGATGCATCACGAAAGAAAGCTGATTGAATAGACATAGGAGCAGTTTCTACAAATGTATTATTTATATCTGAGCCTATTGTTATTTTAGAAGTCCACCCAATCGACGGAGGATGATATGCTTTTTCTTGCATATATGATACAGTTAAATTCTGGATATTAAAGCTATCGATCATTCCATTAAATCTATCAAGTGCATCTTTATGTTCTGTTGTAGAAGCTTCTTCTCCTGCTGCAAGAACCCCAATAAGTCTCAATGATCCATTAATAGTATCTGTCAATAGCATTTATTACCCTTTATTTTCTGACTGTTCTTTATATTTACGCTCTATCTCTTCTTGTATCATACCGATAAGCTTTTCAGTTTTTACATTTGATGGGAACTCTAGTCCTAGTTCTGTCGCTTCTTTCTTAAGTAAGTCACGTTCACCTAGTACTATATCAACATCCTCTACTACATTACAGTTAGCAGGAGTATCAGACCACTTGTCTTTGTTGTACTCATCTTCGTTATTAAACAAAACTCCCTCGCCAGTTTCTACATTATACATCCAATGTTTACTCACTCAGTATCCTTTAAAGTTGGTTGAATAATCCTCTCCAAAGAGAGAACTATCAGCGAACTTAGCTTAGTTTCGCCGTAAATTGTTTAAAAATGAGCTCAGGGTTCATAAGTTTTACGCCCCATACCGCATCTAAACGAGTTGTTTCTGTATGATCTCCAACTGTATATCCTTCTGTTAAAGAAAGAGATAATCCACTTTCTGCATCTGTGATACGTTCTGCGACTACCGCTGATCTAGGAAGTTCTAGTTGTGGAACACATAGAGCAATAGCATTTTTGTGCATATAGAAGTTTTGACGATAAACCCCGTTAGCCGTTC